TGCGGTATCTGCGTTTCCTGTAACATCTCCTGTTAGGTTTCCTGTTACATTCCCTGCGACATTACCCGTAACATTGCCTGTAAGATTCCCTGTTACGTTTCCACTAACATTACCTGTTACGTTACCTGTTAAGGCTCCTTGTACATCTACATTAATTGTAGAGGGTAGTCCGATAGTTAGCGTCTGACCCGAAGCAGAAGTAACTACTTCGTTTGCGGTTCCCTCAATGGTGAGTATTTGAGAGTCTAAGTCCACAGCGCCTGTTCCTGAATCTCCTGCGAAATCCAAGTCCTCTGCAGTTACCTTGGTGTCTACATAGTCTTTTACTGCTGCCGAAGTAGGAATAGTGGTGTCATTGTCGTTTAACGCAATACTATCCGCCTCATCTACGAACTTGGTAATGGTAATGTTTTCTCCTGAATCTTTTAACGACCCAAAAGCAACAGTACCTGAAGCAGTCAAATCACCGCCCGTGTTTAATTGAACACCCGATACATTACCTTCACCATCGGTAATCTCCTGTAAGCCTGATTCTAAATTTCCGTTGTCAGAAACTTTAAGAAGCGACTTATAAGTGTCCTTAATTTTTGTGTTTGTTAATGTTGCCATATTTTATTTTTTAAATGTAATTCCAAATATCAATTTCGTCCTGATAATAACTGCTTTGGTATTCCCAATAACCTTGTGAGGCTTCGGCTTTGTAGACTATACCCCACCCTATGTCATTGCTTTCGGCACCAATCCCCCACCAAGACTTTTCATAGACTTCTCCCCAATCAAGTAGGTTGGTTAGCCATCTCCAAATCATACGAAACAGGTTGGTTGGCTTGCAATATGTAGGGTTTCTTCATTAGAACTATCGCCCCACCAAGTAAAGCAATAGATTTCACCCCAATTTATTCCGTTTGCCATTCGTTATTTTTTTTAAAAACGTCTTAAGTTTTTGTATGTTGTCCGTTTTTGGTTTTCCTTTTCTTTTTATAGTACCCATCCGTTAAATGTTGCGTCTGAATCAGGGTGAATGTCATCATTGGTATTTGAGCGGTATTCAGGAAACAAGGTCTCATTGAAACTCATATAATCAATAAATCTGCGAGTGTAATACTCGGCAAACTCCCTTTCTTTATTTACTAAATAATCTACCTCTGATTTACTAACTGTTTCAGCGTTTTCAGAGCTGTGTTTATATACTCCATTGTTTTTTACTTGATACGCTGCGAATGGCAAATAGTCTACCATAGCGTAATGAATTAACATTGGTTGTATATAGGTGTTTACCAAGGTCAAATAATTCCCTGATAACGTTCCTGCGATAATATCATCGCTAATTTTATTGTATAAATCAGTACCTGTATAGTTCCTAATATGAATCTCTTGAGCAATTTTGATAAACTGAATAAACTTGTCTGTGTCGACATTGCCATCGAGTATCGTATTTCGGACCAAGTCCTGTCTCTTTATGAATAGTGCTGTTGCCATCTTATCTGTTTTTCCTTGAAGCTCCGTTTGGCATATCGACAGGTCTCATTGCTACTTTAGGGTTGTTCTGTGTAGGAGTAAAACCCTGCGCCCTCGCTTCATTAACTGAAATGTTTTTGTCGTTTTCTAATCCTTCGTTTGGCAAAAATTGACCTTGAGAATTTCTTTTTCTCATATAGGTCTTTCTTTTCCAAAAATGATGACAATAACTTCCTCCTTTATAGAACCAAATGTTATAGGTGGCTGCGCCATCAGGACCAAAGCCTGCGTTCACAGGTTCGCTATTCATTTGAATTATATCTTCTTTTCTGTAGATTAGATTAACGTCCTCCATTAGTCTACAAAATTCTCTTGAATTGTCGGAGTTGCGAATTGGTGCGTATTGGTAACGGACCTTAAATAAGGCTCTATCCTGCGAACTTTTTGCGTCCGCGTCAGGGCTACCTGCCGAAACCAACCCAATCATTTTATCTAAAGCCTCCTCTTGGTCGTAATCCACAGGTCGCTCATCGACAATCTCCCACTCGTCTAAATCCTCTTCTTCGCCTAATTCTTTTAGTTTTTCAAATATCTCCTTGTCATTAAAATCTTTGTCAGAAGATAAATGTGTACACATCTTTTCTTTAGATTCGTTTACACTCATCTTAACTCCTGTTTCTTCTTCCCTTGTTTCCTCATCTACCATCGTTCCTTCTAAATCGGTAAACTCTAATGGTTGAAGCGTTTTAAAGTATAAATTAAGAGAGATGTCGTTATAAGATAATACTTTTTCAAAGGCATCGATTAAAAGTGTCTGAAAAGGCCTTATAACGGTGTTATCCATTAAAATAGAAGCCGTCTTTAACTCGTCCGCGTTGTTACCTAATCCTGAATTGTCTTTAATACCTAATAACATAGGAGAAACCACTCGATGCGACACCATTATCTTTCTCATTGATTCGTCAGATAAGAATTGATATTGATTGTGGGCATCACTTAATTGGATAGGGTCTATGGTTGCCTGTTGAGCAGGGTCGTCATTAAACGCAAGAATAAATTTACCTGCATTAGAAGAGCCTGAAAACTTTTGATAAATCCTTCTTTCAATCAACTCCCTTTCCTCCTCGTTAGGAGTTCCGTTATTGAAATTAATCAACATACTTGGCGCAAGACCATTCAATATGTTGTTAAGGTGATAGTTAGATATTTCTTCTTCTAATTCCGCATATTGTAATCCTCCTTGATAATCCACAGGAGAGTAGTAATAGAATCCTGCACGATAAGGCTTAACGTACAATATCTCGATAGGCGCATTGGAATATCCAAATGCAGGTATTCTTTCAGGCTTATCGTTTGGTTTAATCTTTTTCCAATCTGAAAAATAATAGTAAGCCTCTATATCTCCGTCTTCATTTGCCTTCTCGGCTCTTAGTGTTTCAATAGGAAAGTGTTCTACTTGTGCAATGGTGTTTCTGTCTTTTGAATAGATAATTTGCATCGCACATTGACCCATTAATTTCAAATCGTAAGCCAACTTTCGTACACAATCTTTATGGAACAAAGAAACCATTTGAGCGTACTCGTCAGGCTTTCTGTTTGAATCAGTAGCGTCCAATCCCTTTCCGAAAATCATTTCAGAGATGCCGTTTATGATAGCGTTATTGGTTGCTGAACCATTGTATCTATCAATCAGGTATTGAAAATAATCGTTATCATCTCCGTAAGCCACCCAATCCTTGTTTCTAATCTCTGTTACCTTTGGGCTTGTGTAGGTAGATAGATTAACTATACTTACTTCTGTGCTTTTCATATTATGATATAATCATTATCGTAGGACTCTTCTTCGACATATTGATTGTCGTCAGCAGTCCACCCTCTGTTATAGGCATTCCAATTTTCATCAACTTCCTCGTAATATATTCCATCATTGTTTACAGAATAATCTGAAGGCAACTGATTAGTGCAGAATATCTTGTCCTTATAGATAACCTCACCGCTTTCGTTAATTAGTTCTAAATCGTAAAATCTATTCTCTATTAACGCGTATTCGTTTTCAATTACTAAATATCCTTCCTCTTCAAAATAACCTCCTATTGTGCTCCAATCAACGTTTAGTGCCTGCCAAGTTTCGTCCGTATAATTCCATTCGTTACTTTCTAAGGTGTAGGTAACTATCTCATTGGTTGAATCATCTCTTACTTTTATTGTAAGGTCATCGGGATAACTCCTCGGAATAACTCTTATGGTTTGCGAATCCGTACTTGTTGTAAGAATCTTCATATCTATATAACGATTTTAAAAGAACATTTTGCATAAAAAAAGGGAGACTTTTGCCTCCCTGTTAAAAAAAACTAACTAAATCAATCATTAAAGATTATGGATAACTAAAACTAACAATAAAATCGCACATATCCAAGTACCTAATTTAGTTGCCTTGTCTAAAAATTTAAATAACCTGCTTTCCATATTGATTTAACATTTTATAGATTTCTAATTCTAATTTGTATGGTGCGGTACTACCGCCTATTGACCAAGTAGTCAATTTATTTTTAGTGTACTCTTTGTCGTAAGTTTTCCAATCATAAATGGTAAATACCTGACCATCAAGTTCGATAACCCATTCGACCTGAACCTTACCATCTCCGCTTTCTTCGTCAAGGGTTGGTTCACCTAATATCGCCACTAATTCATCGTAGTGAACAAGATTAATACTGCCTACTTTAAAGGTTCCCGATAATACAGCGAACGCTTCGTCTTGGTTTTGAATTACTCTCATAATACTAAAGGTTTAATTTTCTTAATAAATTAACAATGTTTTCTTCTCCAAAGGTATTCTCGAATCTTTGGTTGCGAGACTCTAATGCTATCTTTAACATATAAATCTCCTTGGTGCTTAATTTTAAATTTTCCATAATCTTTAATTTTTAACTACACCTTAAAGATAGATTACTGATTTAAGTTATCAAAATTATTTAGTAACTTTTCTTAAACTTTTTTGTTTCCGAGTTTGTGAGCCGATTCGATACGATTTATGGCTCATTGTATGCAATAAGAGTATATTTTGATGGATTTTACCCTCATTATATGCAAAAGCGTAAGTCTTACCCTTTACAAACGGTCTTATTTTGTAAGGTTATAGCATAAAAAAACCCCGCCGAAGCGAGGTTCTTAAAAGTAAGTATTTGTTTACTTATGGAGTCGGGTTGATAGGTGTAGCTGAATCGTCTGTTGGTTCAGTACAGAAGAATGGTGGCGCAGTTTCCTGTGCGGTAAACACTAAGGTGAATCCGCTAAGGTCTCCCATAGCAGCACCCGTCACAATTGTACCGCCCGTTACTTCTGCTCCGTGGTCTTTTCCAATTAGGAAGAAGTTTCCATTATAATCTTCCACAACGATTTGTGGTCTTCCGTGAGCCAATAGTTTAATTTGCTCTTGAGTTGCAACGTCTAAATATGTGAATGTTAGATTTACTGCAGTCTCATAGAAGGTGGTTCCGTTTTCTCTTGATGAAGTAATAGTGGTTTCTACAGACGAATTACCTTTGATTTCGTATTTATAGAAGCTTTCTGCGTCGTTAAGAGTAATGGAACCTGATGAAGGAGAAAGTGCTGCGGTAACTGTAGAGTAGGGTCCAAAGAAAACATTCTTTAATCCTCCTACCGAACTCTTACAAGGCAGTACTCTTCCGTTTGATACATTACAAGCCATAGGTTTTTATAATTAAAAAAAGGGCAGGCAGGAAACCCACCTACCCCTTTCTTGTTAGACAATTAAATTTATTAAGCTAATGTAAGTAGAGCAAGGTCTGAACCAATACCATACTGTACACCTGCAGTAAATCGCATTACTACACGAACGTTTTGCGAACCATCAAGGTCAGCCATATCAAGAAGTTTTACTTCGTTGTGGTCAGAAAGCAATCCTGTACCAAAGTATAGGTTAGAAGATTGTCCTGCTACGATGTGGTCTGATGGCATTCCGGGAGTCAATTGAATTTTGATTCCTTCAAATGCAAGAGCGTTGCCCATATTGTACCATTGAGTACCCTGAGCGTTGATACCTGCAGCACCAAGACCTGAAGCACCGAATCCGCCTAAAGCACGAACATACGCTTGGAAAGCAACGGTTGGTACATAGATAGTCAAGTCTTCTTTTCCGTAAAGAGTAGAAGGAATTGCGTCAACGGTATTTCCTAAAAGAGTGATGATGTTAGAAGAAGTAAAAGAAGTTTCTCCACCGTTAGTAGCATCGTTTACGTCAGCGTCAGCAGCCATAAGAACTGTGAATCCGTCAAACTCACCTGCAGTTCCGTTTACACCACCCCAAATGTTGGTTTCGTTTTTCTCTGCAACAAGTCCTGCTACGTGACCGATAAGGAAATCAGAGAATTTAGGAGGTAGATTTTCAAATGCAGAATATCCCATTTGTACAGCTTCCCAATCTGAAACGAAATCTTTTTTACACAATTCAAGGTTTACTTGAAATTCTTCAGGTTGAAGAATCCTTTCAGTTAACGTAATAGTAGCAGTATCGGTAAAATCGCAAGTAGAATCTTTGATTACGTTTGAATCAGTAGCTACTTTTTTGATTACCTCTTTGTACTTTACATTGGGCTTAATCTCGATTGCTCCATCAGCAAGAGTTTTACTTTCCAAAAGAGCCGCAGCGATATATTTTCCTGCAAACTCTCCTGCGTAAGTAGTAGTAATTGAAGTTGTAGTTGCCATTGTTATTTGTTGATTTTAATTTTTATGAATTTGCTATTCTTTGAAATACTCTATCTCTTGTGCTTACTACTCGGTTTTGAGCGAATAGCACCTTTGATTTTTCTGTTTCTTTTGCTTCAGGAGAATGCTTGATTGGTTGTGAGGCGGGTTTTGAAAGTTCTTGCTTAAGTTCTTCCGCTTCTTCAGTCTTAGACATTTCCTCTTTTTCTTTCATATAGTTGTACATTTCTTCTACCATAGAACGGATTTCAGCCAATTCTTCTTTAGTAGCGTACACTTCTTTTTCTTCATCTTCTGCCATTTCCTCCTCTACGGGCTCTTCGGCTTCTTCAGACGCTTCAGAGATTTCAGCAATGATACCTTCTTCTTGCACCTTTAAAATTCTTCCGTCTTCTAAAGTGTACTCTCCAACAGGTACTGCTACTCTTTCGTCCTCTGTTACAATGAATACTTCGTTATCCGCCTCGAAGGCTTCTGCCTCCAATACGGTTCCGTTTTCTAATGTCATTTGAGCAAGAGCTACTTCTTGTGTTTCCTCTTGTACTTCTTGTACAGGAGTTTCTTCCGATAGCTCAATGCCCAAAACGTTTTTGATTTCTTTAAGCATATCAATTGGTTTCATAGTTATATAACGATTAAGATTAAGGGTTTTGCATTTAAGGACTAAAAATTATGATTGGCGATAGATTGAACCTATACCTTGCGCCCATAAAGAGCCATCGCAACACTTCCTTGAATAGGTGTTTGTGTCCTTACATAGGCAGGCTCTACTATCATTTCTTGGGCTTGTCCAAGAAGGTATTTTATCGTCACGCATAGCTTTGTGTTTTTTGTATGAAGTATTCTATATCCCAAACAGTAGAAGTACCTCCGTTTGATTCTACATAAACAGACGCTCCATTATCAAGAAAGCTTTGGTCTATATAATACTGAAATATATTATGAAATATCTGTGTC